TTGAATGTCAGAGTAGGAGTTTCCGTCGCCGGGGTGAAAGAAACCACCGCAGCCGTGTAGATAGGAGTTGCTGGAGCTACTGGCAATGTGGCTGTGTAGCCAGAACCAGAAGAAACACCCGCAATCGAAGCTGTGAATGTCAAGCCAGCGCCACGACCCGGAAGAGGATAAGTTATAACCGGAACGTTGGTATAACCAGAACCAGCATTGTCAACCACTGCTGTGACCGTTTGGCCTGTGATAGTTTCAAAGCCATTGGCCGGATTAGTTGTGGTTGTGTTGACAACATGAATATGTCCGGTTGCGCCGCCCTGGATGGACAACGGTTCGCCATCGACATACAAGAAGTTGGTTGCAACACCACCTACAGCAATGCCTGATACATAGCCGTTCGTTGTGACTGCGACTACGTGACCACGATCATCAATTGTAGCGGTTGCTGCTGCGCCAGTTCCATCACCAGAACCAATGGACACAGTTGGAGCAGAATAATAACCGCTTCCTGGATTAGTTACCACGAAGGAGCTAATTTCTCCACTGTAGACTGCGGTTGCTGCTGCGTTCGATCCGCCCGTGCCTGTATTGTTGAACACGACTGTTGCATCAGCATATCCAGAACCTTCTGCTACTGGCTGGACCGATGCGACGGTTGAGTTATTCTTCAATGTTGCGGTTGCGGTTGCAGTTGTATTGACCACGACGCCAGCGCCCAAAGATGTCGTCACATTCTTTGCAGTAGGATTGCCCACTGTAAGCGATGGGGCTGCTGTGTAACCAGTATTCGTACCGGAAACTGTGTAAGACGCAATTGGGAAACCAAGGACTGCGGTAAGCGTTCTGTTAGTCAGACCAGTGACCGATAGTGTAGGAGCACTTGTATAACCAGAACCAACGTTCGTGATTGTGATGCCCGTGATGTCGCCACCAGTAACAACTACTGTGCCAGCAAATCCTGTTCCGCCATGACCTGTATTGTTGACGATCAGAGAAGCGCCATTGACGATGCCGCTATCCGCTGTGCCGCCAATGTTCACGTCGCAGACGATACCAGCCGTTGCCAAGACCGGCGTGATGGTTGCATTGGTGCTACCACCGCCAGATTGAGACACCAAAGGAGCCGATCTGTAGCCGACACCAGCGATGACTGGAGTGACTGTGTTTACACCCTGGTCGAGCACTGCTACTGCGGTTGCGCCCGTACCTGTGAGAGATGTGATTGTGACCAACGGTGCTGAAGTATAACCAGAACCATTGTTGGTCATGGTATAGCTTGTAACACCACTAGATACGACGCCCGATGCTGCTGCGCCAGAACCAGAACCACTATCTACCGTTGTCCAAGTACCACCACTGATCGGGCTGGTAAAAGTGATTTGGCTAGATGTTGCGGTCAAGTCTGAAGCAACCTGATAACGGAACAGAATGCGATTTGTTCCCTTGCCATTTGCCACGGTGCCAAGCACTGCTGTAAGTGATGCGGCAGAACCAAACGAAGTGTTGACTATAAAGCTATTGCCAGATCCATGAGAAGTTGCCGTAGCTACTGTCGGGGCTGATGTATAACCGGAACCTTGATTGGTGACAACTGCTTCTGTTACGTTACCAGCAGCGTTGACAACGATGTAACCGGCTGCGCCTGATCCGCCACCACCAGAGAACACCAAAGTGTCGCCATTGAGGTAACCAGTTCCCGATCCAGAGACCGTGATGCTGACTACATAGCCGGTAGAGACGCCAACTGTCGGTGCGCTTGCATAGCTTGCGCCATTGTTTGTGAGCACGATGCCCGTAATTCCGCCGCTGCCATTGACTGCTGAGACATAGCCCTTAGCAGTACCAGGAAGGTCGTCATAGACGCCAGACAGGTTTGCATCAGTCGGGAATACTTGAGTTCCGCCGCCACCAGTGAAAGTGAGCAAGTCACCAACTTGGTAGTGAGATCCGGCGCTGCCAATTGTGATCGACATAACCTTACCCACAGTGTCAGACAAAAGATCTGTCGTGTCCTGGAAGTAAGCGAATGTGACCGGAGTTGTGTTGATTGTTCCTGCGATTGATGGCGGGCCACCACTCCACGTTACTGGTTCGCTGAAGACAGCTTCCAATACGATGTAGTCGTTATAGCCGTATACCATCGAATTGCCAAGCTCTTGATTGGTTGTATAGCGACTCTTGTCGTTATAGATTCCTAAGTTCGTCAGTTCAGCAGTTCCACCTTTGAAAGTAGAGAGACCAGTTACAGCGACGTACAACTCGCCCGTTACTGGATCTGCCCAACCTGCTTCGGTGGCAACCGCATTAGGATAAAGAACTGGCGGTGTTTGATCGGTCCAAAGTGACATTTATTTTTCTCCTATACTCAATTACGGACGACGTGTTGAGAACGTCTTGTATTCCGGGTTGATGACTACTTCTTCTTTCTCGCCGGATAACTTTTCTTCCGGTTCATCTTCATTTGGCACATTCATTGCTGAGACAGCATCTTCTGATACCAAATCTTCCTGGCCTTCGGTGTGAAAACAACTACCGACAACTGCGCCGCAGGATGGACAGGATTCCAGAACATCTTGTGTCTCGACAACTTTCTGAGTCGCTTGCAAAAGTGATGCTGGTAAATCTTGGATGTTCATGAAAGTTATTTATACCGTTGAAAACTTGAGGGTGTACAACAGTGACACACCAAGTATAGATAATTCTTATGATTGCCCACAAAAAACGTCACATAACTCCGCACTACCGGGCGCAACGCATGTTCATGTCAGCGCAGAGGGCGGCAAAAAAGAACAACGAGCCATTCGATCTTGACGTAGAGTGGATCGAAAAGAAGCTCATTGCCGGTGTATGTGAGGTCTCCGAGATTCCATTTGCCTTCAAATCGCTCAATACCAAGCGGGGCGGCGTCGGCAGTCAGAATCCATTCGGGCCGACACTAGATCGAACAATGATACACAAGGGGTACTTGAAATCGAACGTGAAAGTGGTAATTTGGATGTACCACGCCGGAAAACAAAACGTCTCTCATGAGACCTTTATGCAGCTTTGTAGAGCCTTGGTACGAAAGGAAATAAATAGTCAACGTGATGGCCGCACAAAACCTACTCCAGCCGTGGCCTGAAGCAACCAAAGATCTGTCAATAGAGAAGATCTATCAAAAAGCACACCAGCGTGCCAATGAGCTTCTGCCACGCTTTCAATCGCTTCTGGAACCCTACGTTCCAGCGGACAGCCGTCTCCTAACGAACATCAAAAGCCTTTCTTCATTCGTCCGTAAAGCAAATCGGAAGTCTGTGCGGACGGTCCACGATGTTCTCCGGGCGGCGATCCTCACTCAGACCAAAGATGAGGCCAAAGACGTAGCTCACAAGCTCAAAGCTCTGAACGTTGTTGAATACGACTCTAAGAATGACCCGGAGCACGTCGCCAGCGGATACTACGGTTCTTGGCACATCAAGATCAAACTTGCCGACATGATTTGCGAAATTCAAGTGATGCCAGAAACTTTGTGGATCTACAAAGAACGCAACCACGCAACGTACACCAGCAACGAAGCGGAGAAAGATCCGTCAGTGAAGACATTCAGTCATTGGCTTTACGACACCGCCAACAAGGAGTCTGCGTAATGAAATCGTTTGACACATTCAATGCTTTCCTCACTGAAGAAGAGAATCATCTTATTGGTTTGAAGCCAGGGCAGAATGCTGCTCATGTTTATCACGGCAAAGAAGACACAGCTAAAGTCTATCGTCACCCCAAGGGGCATTATGTCATGGCATCACACCGAAGACGATGCCAATAAGATGCATGGGTACTTAAAAAAGCACGGATACAAACATGCTGGTGTTGATAGCGTGTGGGACGATTAAGAGACGTACATCGTCTTGCTGTATTTGCTTGCCATGTCCAGAAGATCTCTGATAGGCAAGTTGACTCTATACGTATCGACAGAGAAGTGAGGATCACGATTCAATAGCGCCAGCCAGCGATGGTGGCCGTCGAACACGTAGTTGTCTTTGGACACAATGAATGGCTTAGTTGAGATCGTCTGAGAATTTTGTAGTGCCGTCACCTTCTTTGGATCGACAGCATCGGCCCCTTGAACACACCGCAGTAGAGCCACCGGCATCGCTACAAACTGGACTGTGATTCCCTGCCCTTCCAGCCAGTCTATGAACTCCATTGTATTCGCCTGGGTGATTTGTGGCATCTGTTCACGAGGCATGTTGAGGCTGGTCTGCGGCACATAAATTTTGGGACCACCACCAAGCGTCATGTCGCCCACGGAGTATTCGTTGATCGAGGTCTGTCCTGGTTCGGCCATCACCTTACTCTCTTCGCCCTCAAGGACAATGAAAGTTGGTGGTGGTTTCAATTCGGCATAGTCGTAATCTTCTGGTACCTTATACGACAGGGTGATGTGCGGAATGAACGTAGGAAATTTACTCTTCCCACCAAGGTTCATCGCTTTCTGCCATTGTTCTACCAAAGGGTCCGACTTGAATTGGACGACCAGAGCTTCGTTCATGATGGCAATCTTGTACGTCGCCGGGTTGAGCATTACCAAGGCGGGATCAACGGTGTAACCTGGGATCTCTACATCAGAACAAATCACAGTACAATGAAGTTCACTCATCGAATTTGGATTCGGGACACGGTTCTCCTTCATCCACTCGTACAAAAATTCAGAGCTTTGCTGATTCAATCGTCGGAATGTGTATAGACCAGAATTTGATTCAGTTATGAACTGGAGATAAGTCTTCATTATGTCGCCTACAACTATTTAGTTGAGGCTTCATCCTTTCCCCATCCTGGAAGAGTCCTGAACTTCACCGGAATAGACTTACTATGAGAGTGGTCGATACCAAGTTGCATTCCTGGACTAATACCTAAGTCGGTGTAGACTACGGTATAGTTGCTGACTTCTCGAAATGCGAATCCGGCCTGGATGCCATGATCTCGCTCTTCTGGTACCGTATCGTCCAGGACTTGCGTATAGAGACCGTGGCTGGCAAAGGGAGCCTCACCACGCATCAGACAATCATGCAGGGCCGCACGCAGGTAGGCGAGATTGCGCTCGACATCACCGGCATACGGACTTTCGATCATGACAATGGGCACGTAAGGCTCTTCCTTCCCTGGTGTGTATTCGGCGGCATTGAACAGTGGCGTCTCATCAACTACCAGAGAGTCCATCCCGTGTGCCTGACGCCAAGCATTTTCCATCTCTTCACACTCAGCATCACCACATGTTCCTTTGCATCTTGGTCTGATTAGTTCGTCCATAATTTAGAGGTAGTGTAGATAGGTCCGTAGTACGTACTTGTCGCCAGACTGCGGATGTTCTTCCGAGTACGGATAGATCCACAACGAAGGATACATGACAAGACGGCCACGCTTCGGCTTCACACGCACGTTAGGATGCGGAAAGAATGTCTCACCGCCCTTCTCAACATCATTCAAGTACCAACATAAAGCCAAGTAACGGCGGGCGCTGGAGTGACTATTGACATCAACGTGATAGGCAAAGTAGTCTTTCGATTCTGCGCCACCACGATACTTCTTCACACGAAATGTTTCACAACCGATCTGCGCCGGGAAGGTTCGCACCGGCAGTTCCGATTGGTACTTGCCCACCGAAAGCTCTGTGATTTTCATGAGTACCGGCTGGACATGTTCTGCGAAGCCTTCCACCTTGGAGAGATTCAGTTCCTTGTGAGAACGAATCAACAACTTTTGGTCATCGTCAGTCTCGTCCTTTTCTTCGGTCACTTCCGGCGACAATTCAAACTGTGCAATGAGGCCGGTACACATGTCTTCCGGCATGGCATTTTCGTAGACCTTAATGTAGTCAGTGATAAAAATAAACCCTCTTCGTATAAATAAATGCATGAAGCAATGCATCATTTACAAACTTGTCTGCACGGTTAACGGCAAACCTTACATTGGATTTACCAGACAAACTCTTGAAAATCGCTGGCATGGTCATCTTTCTGAATCACGCAAAGGAATAAGCAATCGGATTCTATCCAATGCAATTCGCAAATACGGCTCCAAAGCATTCAGCAAGGAAATTCTTTATTGCTCAACAGACGAACACCATACACTCAATGTGATGGAAGGACATTTCATTCGCCAATATAATTCTCACTTCAAAGATGGCTACGGTTACAACATGACTTATGGCGGTGAAGGCAAGAACAGTGGTCTTAAACATACAAAACGATCTCCAGAGCACTGTGAAGCTATCCGTCAAGCCCATCTTGGTAAAAAATTAACCGAAGCCCACAAAACCAAAATCGCTGCTGCTGGCCGCAACCGAAAACACACCCAAGAAACCATCATCAAAATGAAACAAGTAACTCGTAGCGAAGAATTCAAACAAGCTCGTCGTGCATTTCGTCCAACGGCTGAACAAATCGCCCAAAGAGTAGCCCGACGTACATCTCGAACATGGACACTTCAAAAACCAGATGGTACACAAATTCATACACAGCATCTCAAACAAACATGTAGAGAAAATGGCGTCAAATACATTGCACTGTGGGCCGCACACAAACAAAATCGTGGTATCAACAGAGGTTTAACAAAAGGATGAAAACTCTTGTAAACTATCTTTCTCTGTGCTTTTCGCCCTTTTGATGTTTACCTTTGGGCTTCGTCTTTGGTGCTTTGATCTTGACTTTGTGAGTCTTTGATGGTTTATTGTCGTCAACTTTAAAATTATTTTGTCCCATGTTAGTTATTTGACACGTTAGTTGACTTGAAGAGAATCGAACAAAGTATATTCAATCCAAGTGCTTGCCAAAGTGTAATGGTATTCAATCCAAATATCGTAGGCATTAACCAGTTCCACAACCAATATGTAGGTAAGGTCATTAACAGAACCATGCATACAATAATCCACAGAACGGCAAACCCCTTTCCTAAAAATTCTGCAAATTCTTCCATTTGTTTTTCCTCATTTTCTTCCATATTACTTTTCCTTGTTTATATGTTTGTAAACTTAGTCTTCGGTTTCTGCTTCTTTTCGCCAGCCATGAACGGACTTGATGAAATCTGTTTTGGTCGATATGACGCAGTTTCATTCTTCATCGAATTGCAACGGCGATCAGCATCTTCATCAGCCATATTAAACGGGCGATCCGCTGATGGTAAATCAATATCGAATACTGGTTCTGCTGGCGCATCATCAGATTTCAATCCTGAAGGATCAGCCGATGGTATTGATGGCTCGTCTTCTTCTAACATTGAAGAATCATTATTATCAGAAAGTGGTGATGAAGTAATCAATGGCGTATCTTCCTGACCTTTCTGTGCCGCTTCTTCCAGATTGAACAACTTCTGTTTGCTGCGGTCCACGCCGATAGCGAACTTCGACATGATCTTGCCGGTTTCCTTATTCCGCATGTGAATGTCGCCGTAGCGGTTCTTGAGGATCTTAACAAGCAGTTGATTCATGCCCGACAACTCTTCACTGTTGATTAGCGCAAACATGAAATCTGCCGTCGCCGGAAGACCAAAACTTTCTGACGTATTAGTCAAGTCAGGATCGCTGCTAGAGTATCCGGCCCGGTTCATCTGCGTTGCGCTCCAGACTGGCACACAGAATTCAACAGCCAGACCACGAAGCTCTTCCGCAATCGACTTCACCAATTCGTACATGCCGCTGCTGGCCTTGACTCTGAACGAAGCACAGATGTTCAAATAGTCGATGAAAATGACATCCGGCTTGAACTGCTTTTTCATTTGCAGTTCGTTCAACAAGTGCCGGAAGTGGCCCACGTGTGCGGACGCAGTAGGATATTCCTTTATGATGAGCTTGCCCTTCGTCCTAGCGTTGATCTTGTCGATTGCCTTCATGTACAGTTCTTTCGACATGAAGGTAAGATCGTCCACGGGCCGGTTCATCAAGTTGGCGTCGATACGCTCTGCAATGCGCTCTTCGGCCATTTCCATCGTGATGTACAGAACATTCTTGCCCTGGTTGAGATAATGCGCCGACAAGTCACACATGAAAAGTGATTTGCCAACGTTGGTGCCAGCGAGACAGATGTTCAGCGTCTTATTCGGCACACCATTCTTGGTGATCTTGTTGAAGTAGTCCAGATGGAACGGAATGCGGCTGTCGGCCTTGTGATAGAACTCGTACCGGGTTTCGGCGTCTTCGATGTAATCGTGGCCCACGTGCGGATCGAACGAGACAGCGAGAGCATCCTGAAAAATCTTCGGAATCATACCCCTGCTTTGTTTCTTGTTCTTGCCATCTAGGATGAGAACGACTTCCGTAGCAGCGAGGTAGAAGGCTTGTTGCTGGCACCACTCTTCGGTGCGCTCAATTAACCAGTTCACGTTTGGCTTTTCATCCTTTTCTTCGTGCAGTGCGTTCAAGTAGCTTACATACTTGTCCAAATCATCTTGGTCGATGCCGGGAGTCTTTGTAAGGTCAACTATGATTGCTTCCTTCGTCGGCGGCGTATTGAACTTGTCAATGAAATCCTTGATCCTGACGAAAATGGTGCGCTCCACTCTGTCATTGAGAGTGAAGTATTCTTCGAGTATGAACGGGAGTACCCGGCGCATGTAGTCTTCATCGTACATGAGGCCCCGGAGTATGATTGATTCGGTTCTATCCATTTTTGTCGATCTCGAATTGTACATCCGGCAGTGTCATATCCGGCACAAAAGGTTCCCATTTTCCATTTTTCAATTTTCTATAGAACTGCCATTCATTGAGCGGCACCTTACGAAAACCTTCACCCTCAGTTATCACCGTGTGTTTTGCTTCTGGTTTGTACTTCATGATTTGCCGCACTGTAGTCATTGCCAAGGTATCGTATGTGCAATTGAACATGATGAACCGTTCGGCTTTCAATGCATTTTTACGTTCCTCTATGTCTACAGTTGTGAAACTTTTTGAATACCACTCTCCCCGATTTTCCCATTCACGCTTGCGGGCTACTTCTGTTAGAGTAGGCGTATCACCGTCATACATGATAAAGTCGCCTTTTTTGTACAACTCTCTTTGGTCTTTGAGTGGAGTCTTGAGCACGAATCCGAAAGTATTTTCAAAGAATGCTACTGCATGTCGCTTTGAATCTGGATCATTTTCTCGCTGGTCTTTTTGACTATGTGTTTTGCTGCTCGGAAACATCTTGTTCCCCCTGGACCATGATCGGCCCCTTCTTCAACTCACCTTCCAGGATCGCCATGAAAACGTTTCGCAGGACTGTGATGAAGTCTTCCGTCTTAATCAGTTCCTTGTCAAAGCCATCGGGCACAGCGACCACTTCGTAGTCGAACTTGATTTCCTGCTGGCCTTCGTTGTCAACGATCTGGAACTGTCTACCGATCATGGCGCACACCTTGTCATAGACCGGATGAATCAATCGCACGACCACGTATGGTGAGTCGGCATCCACGTATTCAAACGTGGATAGTAAATGCTCGTACATTGCACCCTCATTAAACCACGGAATTGGATTTTGTCAAATCAGTCGAAAAATGCGGAGAGAGACGCCCGTGGCTGCGTGTCCCATCCAATTGAGTTGAGAATGAGCATGAGAGGTTCGATGAATGACTTCTCCCACTGTGTTTCCCAATCAATGTATTGGTGGATTCCAAATTCTTTGGGCATTTCCGTCAGGAAAGCCATTGCGTTAGTCCCTACAGGATTCGGCTCCAGGAGATAGAAAAATTTCATCTTCTCGCCGTCCTTGATCTTCGGGTATTTACTCTCCAGGCCAAACTGGTCGATTAGGTGGTTGTACACTAAGACGCCTCTGGTATGGAAGGGTGTACCTTTTACGTAGGTAGACTTTTCGTCGCTATACTTATCCAACCCATTGACACCACGGGGAAAACTTACATCTTCGATCTTTTGCTGTTTGAACTTCACCTTGGTGTCGGCCACAAACTTGAATAGAGCTTTCTGATCCTTTTCCATGACGATGGTGACAGCTTCCTTCATCGCCTCCCGGCAGAACTTCGGCACGCTGGACTTAGCGATTTCTACACCCATGTACTTCAACTCAGCCGGTTCCTTGCGAATGCCTTCCTTGTCACGGACATTGATGAGGTACCGCTTCTTCGCCGTCCATATGCCCTTGTCACCAATGACTTCACGATTCATGAGAAGGTATTCGCCTACACCGTTGAGATAGCGATCTGTCAGCAATCGGAACAGACGATTGATTTCCTTTTGGATGGTTTCTTTGCAGAGGCCATCAACAAAATCCACTTTTTCTGCCATCGTCGCAGTCGGAGGGCAGTAACGATCCACCACAGTCTTCAAAGTCACATAGACCGAATCCGTATCGCTATAGACCACCCATTTCTGATCGGTTTTCAGCCGCTTATTCAGATAAGCGTCGATGCCACGAGCGATGAATTGGATGATGAACTGACCCGTCGTAGTTACGGCTTCCGCATTTTTCACGTCGAAGAATCGGAAGTATTGGTTGCCCATAGCGCCATATAGCGAATTGAGCATGATCTTGGTAGCGTGTTGTTTGAGGTCGTAGATAGAGACTTGCGTTTCTAACTCAGCTTTCTGAGCAGCGTACTTTTCCCGCTCCACTAACTCAGCGGTATCAGCCGGGGCCGACAATTGCGACAGGGCCTTCTTTGCTTCCTTGAGCTTTTTCTTATACTCCAAACGGTTATTGAATAACTCTTCAATCATGACAGAGTAGAATGACTTCGTGCCACGTTTATAGAAGACACCGTTGGCTGCGATAGCCACATCTTCATTCTTGAAGTGTTCTATCAGTTCGTCATTGATCGCCTGGGTGATGACATCGGGATCGACGTTGAGCTTGCCTTCGTCGTCGGCCACCATCAAATTGGCGTTGATGAAATTCTGGTAGTTCCGCATTTCCGCCGTCATCTCTCTGCGGGTGAGCTTGGTTTCCATGCCCATGTTCAAAGTCCGCATGATGGTCGGATACAGGGATTGTACGTCGAATGAGGCCACCCATTCAAACATGCCCTGCGTCGGTTTCATGACGTAAGCGCCCGTGAACTGTGCATCCTTGTCCACGTCGGTCTTCTGCGGAACAACCACACCTTGCCCTAACAAGTGATTGCAAATTAGGGTGTCCCAGGTGCGTACCTGCGAGAGCACATCCACATAGTTGACGTGAGCATGATAGGCGACAATCAGTTGAAGTTCAATCAGTTTGCGTTTCGCTTCAATGCGATCCACAAGACGAACGTCATGAATGTTGTATTCGATGAATTTTTTGAAGTCGTTTTCGTACAGAGCTTGCAAGCTACCATGTTCGCTGTAATCGAGTTTGCGTTCTTTCAGTTCGACTTCAGCGATGTAATCAAGTCGATAACTTTCTCGTGGCTCCAGTACGTTCTTACGATAGATCAGCAAGTAGTCGAGCACGCTGATACCGGCCACGTCATAGACTACTTCGGCATTGTTGAAGATGTTGACGGTGGATTCCCGAATGGTGCCCCAAGGCGACAGACGCTTGGTGTCATCGTTAGTCATGATCCGAGAGATGCGATTCACAAGGTACGGAATATCGTACATGCGAATGTTCCAGCCGGTGACGATATCCGGCTCTAACGTCTCCCACAGATCAAGGAATTTGTTGAGCAAGTCGATCTCATCTTCACAAAGATGATAGACGATAGTCGTGTCTTTGTGCTCTTCGTTGTAAGCGTCATCATCGAATGGCTGGCACGCAAAGACATGAAAGATGCCGTCCACTGAATTTTTGATCGTGATGGCCTGGACTTCATTGAGCGCATCCTTGGCTTCGGAGAATCCATGTTTGGATTCGACTTCGATGTCCAGGTTGCAGACAACAATCTCGTTCGATTTGTACTCGATATGAGTAGGGTAGGTTTCGTTGATGTAGGCGTACTCGTAAGCGGTGTTGCCGTAGATCCTAAAATTGTCTACGCCTTTGTACTTCTGAAGGAACTGGTAGCAGTCCTGCATCGTTCCTGGGTTGGTGGCTTCGACTGCGGTGCCATCAGGGGCGTGCAGCGTGGATTGGCAGGTTGTGGTAGTATAGAGTGTGGGCTTGTATTCGGTCTTGAACTTCCGGCGCTTGCCGTCCCGGACTTCTCTTACATAGAGATAATTACCTGCCCTGAAAACGTTGGTGTAGTATCTGCGAACATCCATGAGGTCTCTTGAAAATCTTTGACTACCAGTCTACCATCGAACCGGAATTTGGCAAGTGCTGGACAAAAACCAAAGATGTGGTAGGCTGGTAGCGTGCTGAACATCGAAGCCATTTATTGCGACATGGATCAGGTCATCGTCAATTTCCTTGGCGGCGCTCGAAAGGCGCTTGGCCGGGAATTCAACGATCCTGTCGAATTTGGTGGTGAAGATAAATGGCCTTCCATCGGCCAGATGCCAACATTCTGGCTTGATCTGGAATGGATGCCCGGTGCCCGTCAAATTTGGAATCTCATCAAAGACAAGGATAGTTATATCTTATCTGCCATCCCACGTGTTGAAGTCGTGCCACTCTGTTCCATCCAAAAGAAAGAATGGTGTATTCGTGAGATGGAGATCTGTCCCGCCAGGGCTTTGACCGTCGCCCGTGCAGACAAGAAAAATTTTGCGGGGCCACGGAAACTGCTGATTGATGACCACGGTGGCAACTGTCAGGATTGGCAAGCTGCCGGTGGAGTCGCCATCCATCACCATACAGTTCCCGAAACTTTGCGAGAACTTAAAGCTCTTGGCCTATAGGCAGCGTTTCGACTTCCGATCCTGCACCGCTCAATACAACTGGTTGCACCAAATCTTCCACGCCGGTCTTGGTCGTATCATGCCAGTGAATAATTTCTAACTTTCCGTCGTCATGTTCCACAAATGCTGTAAGTGATTCAACCCAATCCCCGCAGTTCACATACAGCATTCCATCTCTATGAGTCATCGTGGCTGTATGAATGTGGCCGCAGACAACTCCCGCACAGTTCTTCTTTTCTGCATACCGGACCACGGCATCCTCAAAGTTTCGGATGGCGCTTAGAGCTTTCTTGGTCTTACGCTTCAGGTAAGCCGACAGAGACCAATACGTCTTCATTCCCAAAAGCATCCGTAGCTTATGCACCCAATGATTACAGAAGATGAGGAAGTCGTATATGTGCGTACCCACGTGCGAGAGCCATTTGGAAACAAAGTCGAAGATGTCTCCGTGAATCACTAACAGAGTCAGGCCGCAAAGTGTGGTGTACACATATTCATCGGCCAAGATAAGTTCTTCTCCGAAGGCTAAGGGGAGATAGTGGCGAATGGATTCATCGTGATTGCCTGGAAGATAGATGACCTTTGTGCCATGTTTCATCATCTTCAAGATGCGACGAACGACGCTGGTACAATCTAGGTTCCAGCCATTCATAGCCCACAAGTCGAACCCGTCGCCTACAATGAACAGCGTATCGCATTCGATTGACTTAAGAAACGACAATAAGTTCTGTGGCTTCGCACCACGAAACCCAAGATGAAGATCTGAAATGAAAACTGCCCTATAGTGCTTGCGTAGCTTATGTGGCATATTCCTCTATCAACTTTTCCGACTCTCGAAACAACTGTAGCAGACCTTTGTGAAACTTTGATGACGAATCCTGGATCATGGTTTGAATCTGTTGGTAGGACATCCATTCGATGAAGCTGGTCTCCCAGGCAAACTCGTCCGGTGGATGCAGCGTAAAGGCCGTAGGAACGATCCCGATGTAGTTGTGGTACCTGAAGCCCCGGAGACGGCAGACGAAGGCCCTATGAAGCTGTATTGGCCCAATATAGCCAGTCTCTTCGATAAGCTCGATCACGGCGCTGTCTTCCGGTGGAGTTTTAGCCTTGCACATGCCGCCGATGACACCCCACCGATTCCCCTCACGCACGGACGGGGATCGCCACGCCAAACAAATTTTCTTGGTGTCGGCTGCAATGGGGAGAATGCCGCTGGCTACATTCATCGGAAAAACCGCTTTTTCATTTCGGCGTCAATGTGAATGAGATCGTACACGTCGCTCGGATAGCGATCATGACGAAGCTGTGCGGTTCTCCAGGCTTCGTCTGTGTTCTCAAATTCACCACAGCACACTAATGAAAATTCTTCGAGGATTTTTGCGAATGCGTGATAGCCGTTCAGCCCACCATGATTGTCTCGTGACGACCAATTGATTTTGCGAGTTCCTTCGACCCAAATCAGAGATGCAGCCTCACCCCATTGGTGCCATGACTGGCCGGGAAGAAGTTCCGTAACGATGTTTGTCCCTTGTGGTTGAGCCAGACGAAGGCATTCAGCAAGATATGGAGCCTTGGCATTCTCTAAGGCCATCATCTTCAGTTCGGCGTCGATCTTAGACCGGCCCTGCTTCCAAAGCGATGCCTGTTCCATCGGAGACAGAACAGTAGTAAGTACCTGTATGTTCAGTCGTTGTTCTTTCGCCTTGGCAAGCGCCTTCATCATCTGCTTGCGGAAGTCGGGAGTGAGTAATGAGAGTTCTGCGGCCACGTACCTATTTAGTCGCCGTAGATCGACCCACGTTCTTCGGTAACTACCCAGGTATAAAGGTTTTTCAAATCGGCGTCACTGAGATCGTCAAGAGTTGGTTTTGACGTTGAAATTCGCTGGACCGCCGCCGCACAGAAGATGATTTGAAAATCGCTGCATTCTCCTACCATGTCTTCCGCAGCCGCACGAATAGCAATGACGGTCATCTTTCTTT